CGATATCTCTTGTAGATGTGATTCGTCCAGTACCTCGGCAAGGTTGATGTCAAACGCCATCATGTCCTCGATACCCGCATCAGGGATCAAGGTGATCTCCATCGACCCGTCGTCGAGGATGACCGCTTCAGGGTCAATGATCTCAATTTCTAGTTCAGACCCTTCCTGTTCAGCGATCTCATCCATGCCTTCTGGCGCGGAGTACATTCCTTTTTCTATAGCCATGTCCTAGCCTCTTAATAATACCCGCCACTTCGACGTTTAAAGTACCGTGGTTCATCTGGTTCGTCTGTGGGCAAGCGGATAAATCCTCCCTGCCTGAATCGCATCAGGGCCATCACCGTTGAGTCCACGAGGTCATCATGGCTCATAAACGGAAATCCAGCAATTTCTTCTACCACTTCTTCCGCCCACCGCGTCGGTGGTACCCACACTAACTCTGACGCCACAATGTCCGCAACAGAGTTCAACCGTGCCATCTTATCACCTGAGCCACGGTGCGGTGTGTATTCTGACACAGGCAGGCCCATCCGTCGCATCTCTTGATACAGCGCCGTACCAGCAGACTTCTTCTCCACAATAAACGCATCGGGGTCCCAGTCCTGATACTCCTCCATCGCCATCTGTTTCAGCTCAGGAAACTCCATCCGCTTCTTAATACTGTTCAGCAGGATGACGTTATAGGCACTAGTCTCCTCGTTGAGGAACACCCCCCACGTCGTCAGTGCGGTGTAATCGGCACGGTTATGGGTCTCCGCCGCCGCGTCCAGCGACATAATAATGTACTCACACGGGGGCGGATTGTCCTGTTCCCACATGTTCCACCACTCACGTTTGACGATTGACGCCTCTTCTGCGGTGGGTTGTTGCTGATACTGCGCGTTCCACTGGAACGTCGGCATAGATGCCTTGGTACGCAGGAGCGCCTCAAGGTCAAAGAACTCAGGCCACAGGGGTTTCTCGACGTACTTCTTCGTCTTCTTGTTCTGGACCTCTAGGATCGCAGGGAACTCCACCACCTCGTACTGGTCAGCACGCGCATTCTTAGACATGTCGTTCGTCACACGCCCTGTCAGATCGTCCATGTGCCAGCGTGTCTGGATAATGGCTACCCGTCCACCGGGCATCAAACGGGTTCTAGCACCGAAGGTAAACCACTCGTATGCCTTCTCGAATACCTCGAAGTTGCCATTGATGACGTCTTGCTCAGAGTGAGGGTCATCGACCAGAAGTAAATCGGCACCGCGACCAGCAAGAGCACTACCAATACCACACGCGTAGTATTCGCCGCCGACGTTCGTGTTCCATCTACCTGCTGACTTACTATCCTGTGCGAGTGACGTGGTAGGAAATACACTTTTATACTGATCCGTAGCAATTAGGTTACGTACTTTCCGGCCAAAATCCACGGCCAGATCCGTGGTGTGGGACACCATCATGACCTTTTTATTGGGATTTCGACCCAAAAACCACGCTGGGTAGAAGATAGAAACAAGCTGAGATTTGCCGTGGCGAGGGGGTATATTGACGCAAACACGGTCTTTATCGCCCGATTCGATCGCCATCAGCATGTCTGCCAGTATCCGGTGATGCTTCCCTACGATGAACTCAGGCATCATAAGCTGGCAAAACGCGATCAGATCGTTGTATGCGGCCTTATTCTCCTTCCTCGCGGACAATTCACCCGTGATTTTCTCTATTTCAGCGATCTCGTCGGCGGAAAACGCCTCCAGATTGTCTAATAGCGTCTGTATGTCCTCGTCTGAGAAGTCCAACGCTGGTTCAGCCATCCGTTAACCCCAATTCTTCATCCACATCGATGGAATCGCCGTCAATAATGACCGCATCTTCGGCTTCTTCGTCGGGTTTTATGATTTTTTCTAGCTTTGCACGCAGGCTCTCGCGCAATTCGTCCGTTGTTTTGTGGGTTATGGTGACTTCAGCCTTCTCTGTGAACAGACCTACGTCCGAAATCTTACCCAACAACTCCAATGCACGGATTCTGACGCGTGGGTCAGGGTTCTCAGTCTCTTCAATTAGCTTATTGGTCACCAAATGACGCACTTGGGTGGCACTTTCAACCACTGAATGGCCGAACTGGGTCAATATTCCGTGTGTTGCCATCAATGCGGCAGGGGGTAACGACGATGCACGCTTGGCACTCACCTTTTTAGACGTCTTGTCGGGGTCATCTGCGTAGGCCAAGGTCAATTTGGCGGCAATATCGTTGTCTTCTGCGGTCGGTTCCACCTCTAGCCCGTGTTCAGAGAGCATAGCGGCGGTGTTACTCGCGGCTTCTACGCGAGTCCGAAGGTCAAGATTAGGAGCTTTCTCTGAAATCGCTACACCGACTTCAGGTTCGATCTCTAGAGACATACTGTTTCCGCAGGTTTGTTAACCGTTGGTGGCAATTTATACCAAACTCAAAATTTTTACGCAAAAAATTTTTGCTACGCCGATTTTAAAAGAGACGGGGGGTGTTCCCTATATAGAGGGGGTGGGGAAGCTCCAACTCAAAAATGGACTCTAAGTTTGTGGAAATTAGTAATATATACGTTGATGGCTACGCGTTGCTGACGTCGGGGTCATAGGGGGGTAGTACCCCATCGGATATCACGATTTGCCACGTTTAGTTAGGGAACTCCCTAACTTGTCAGGTTATCCCTTGATTTGTTACCACATGATACGGTTTAATGGCTACGTCTTCAGGGGAAACCCGTAGACATCCATTTACGTCATAACATGAGGATATATGACATGAACAATACAACTACTAAGCCAATGTTTGTTAACACTGTAATGACCACCGCTGTTCGTGACGCGGTAAACAAGACCGAAGGCGCGAAACGTGCCATGAGTAAATTCGCTGACACAGCGATTGCAGAGTTCGGATCGGATGCAATGCTCCACTTCACGTCACCTAAGACCAAGGGATCGCTAGCCACTGAGGAAACATGGACAGCGTTCAACGCGGTCTTAGTCACTACCTTCACAGCGGCACAGCAAAAACTGTTAACCCTTCCGGTTAAGGCGATGTCGGACGCTGAGAAAAAACAGCGGAAGTATCTCCAACAGCAGTTGGGATCTAAGGCTAAGGATCTTCGTAACGGTCTCAAGCGCCGCTTGAATGAAGATCAACCACAGGAACCAAAGGCACCTCGCGCTCCCGATGTCCGCATCCGCGACGCCGCGCAGGACATCATTAAGGTATGTGAGAACATCGAGTCACCTACCTTCCGCCCTGCTGAGATCAAGGCATTGGCCGAACAGATCATCCGATCTATCTAACCCATCGGGCCCTTCGGGGCCCTTTCCTTTTGAGGCGACACGTTATGTTTGTATTAATGATTATCTTAATTGTATTCGCGGCAGTGTCTGTTCTATCTACCATGATGGCACTGCTAAATTTTATGTGGGTCACCGCTCTGATATCGGCAGTGCTCAGTGTATCCCTACTGACCGGTATCGACTCACTGGCTCGCTACATAAATGCACGTTAACACCAACCCGCTTCGGCGGGTTTTTTTGTGCCTGCCGTTTGAGACCAGTTAATTGTGTCGCGCCGAGCCCCATCGCGCCGCGCCCTGTGAGACCAGTTAATGATGTCGCGCCGAGCCTCACGTGTTATCACGTGTGCGCAATGTGGTTTGTTCCCGGATTAAGAGTTAGGGAATTCCCTAACTTGTCATGATGCCAGTTAAAGGAGTCGCGCCGAGCCCCAGCCTGATGTGTTGTCATGTATAAGCACGTGTTAGCACGTCGTGACACAAAAACACAATGTTCGTTTTTTCTTTTGTAATGTTCGCGGTAATGTTCGTAATGTTCGGCTAATGTTCGCTTTTTTTAGAGCATGTGCGAACATTATATTTTCGTGGCAAATGATGAGCGCGGACGCGCAAGGTTGACAATTCTTGCCTATCAAAACGTTACATATCTTATCAATCTATCAATCTATCTATAATGTTCGTTTTTTAGAAAATTACACGCTTCTGTAAACGTAACACTAATTCTATTGTTCGTTTTCTGAGAGATCGAGAGGACCCTCTCAGGGTAGCTCTTATCTCCGTCAAAAAGCGAACATTAGAACATTACTTGTAAATCAAAAACTTACACCATTTCAAAAACGAACATTACAAGAACAATACACAATACAACAGAACATTACACTTCTACTCACGTTTTGTAATAACTTGACATTATCTGTCACTTATGAGATACTATACAGGCTGGGAGATCGGGCAGAGGATCCTCATCGTGTAACACGTTTACACGCCCTCTGTTACCGGCTCCCAGCACCCACTACTAAAACATTTACGGAGAACGACAATGCAACACTACGACACACAATCTAACGTGTTAGGGAATTCCCTAACTTCTACTAACGAAACAGCACCAGCTATCAGTGCACCATCGACACCTTCGATTGCATCCTCTGCAATGCTAGTGGAGGTCAGCTTCTCTACGTGGACAGGGCGCAAGCTCGACAAGCGTGCATCGACTGACGTGACACGGACCAACGGTGCCGACTCCGGTATCGCTAACGTGCACAAGAAACTGCTAGGCAACTGTGACGAGTTAACAGCCGTTCAAAAGTTCGCGGCTAACGCACGTAACATTCACTACTCGATGACCATGCCGTGGTCTGATACAGGTATGCGCCTACTACCTACCGCCATGTATGCCAAATACCACAGCGCGATGACCGACTTCCAAAACGAGTTCGAGCGTTTGGCTCAAGTATTCATCAGCGCGTACGAGTGGGAGATCAGCCAAGCCCAAGCACGTTTGGGTGCGTTGTTCAGCCGTGACGATTACCCCTCTGCCGATTCCATCGCATCTAAGTTCGGGTTCCGTATTAACTACTTACCGCTACCTGACGCGGGGGACTTTCGTGTTGACGTAGGTAACGACGCGCGTGATCAGTTGGTCGACCACTACAACGCGCAGTACAGCGGGTTCTTGGAGCGGGCCATGTCTGACGTGTGGCACCGTGTGTATGACTCACTCACTAAGATGTCAGAGCGTCTCGACTACGGTGACCACGAGAAGAAAAAGATATTCCGTGACTCGCTCGTGGACAACGTGCTCGACATGGTGGACTTGCTCGACGTGTGTAACGTGACCGGTGACTCTCAGATGTCAGCTATGCGCCTACAACTAGAGGATGCGCTTCGTGGGGTGACACCGGACGCACTACGTGATGACGCGTTCCTACGTGCTGAGACTAAGCGCGCTGTGGACAGTGCCATCAAGTCTCTACCATCACTCGATATCTAACCAACAACACACTACTAATAAGTTAGGGAATTCCCTAACACGGAGAATGACAATGAACGCACAAAATATGTATGCACTAAACCTAAGCCAAGTTGCCACTGCTATTCAGCATGGTGGTACCGATCGAACGATTCTTGTACAGGGTCACATGGGTACGGGTAAGTCGTCACTACTTAACACGTTATCAGACACACTACCTAACCACGTACCGTGTTACTTCGACTGTACCACCAAGGATCTGGGCGACATCATGATCCCCAAGATGGCGACACTCGACGACGCCGATTTTGTCAAATTTGCTACCAATGAGGAGCTGGGTCTGCACCACGGCAAGCCGATAATCCTGATGATCGACGAGTACGGCAAGGCTAACCCCGCAGTCAAGAACGCGTTACTACGTGTGATGTTGGAGCGCAAGGTCGGCGGCTACGAGCTACACCCTGACTCGATTGTGTTTGCTACCACTAACCTCGGGGCTGAGGGTGTCGGTGACTTGTTACCACCACACGCACGCAACCGCATCACGGTGGTGACGCTACGTAAATCCAGCAACGTCGAGTGGATCGAGTGGGGCATCAACAACAACATCGACCCGACTGTACTCGGCTGGTGTAAGGACAACCCGCAGTTATTCGCTGGGTTCGAGGATGTCCAAGATCCTGACGACAACCCGTACATCTACCACCCACGGGCGCAACGTGCGGCGTTTGTTACACCTCGCTCGCTCGAAGCCACATCCGATTGGCTCAAGCAACGTCACCTATTCGATGATCAGACCCTGACAAGTTTACTCATGGGTACTATCGGTGACCGTGGTGCGATGGACCTCATGGCGTTTGTGAAGCTGGCCGATCAGCTACCCTCGCTCCAATCCATCAAGGATGACCCGCTAGGTGCCAAGGTTCCTGACAGTGCGGCGGCTGTGTGCATGGTTGTTTACAGGTCATTGGCTACGATGTCGGCTGACTGGGTTGACCAGTGGATGACATACCTCGACCGACTCGACGCTAGCGCACAGGGTTTGTTCGGTGGACAGGTGACGCGTGACACATACGCACACCGCAAGATCATCATGACTAATCGCAAGTTCACCGACTGGGCGATGGCTAACAACCACATGTTTGCGGCGGACAAGAAGTAGTTAGGGAATTCCTTAACTCGTTAACAGGAGAACGACATGCTATCTATTGGTAAACAACTGACAGTCGAGCAACGTGTGAGCAAGGCTGTTTACGATATCGTCAACAACCCCAAGTATGTGGCGTTGGCTGGTGTGATCATGATCGGTGAGCGTACGGTGTCTGACACAGTGCCCACCGCATGTACCAACGGACGCGATGAAACCTACGGACGTGCGTTTGTTGACTCACTCAACGATGCGGAGCTTCGGTTCTTGATACTGCACGAGGTGTACCACAAGTTGTACAAACACCTCACCACGTGGGAGTGGATGTACAAGAAGGACGCACAGCTTGCCAACGTCGCGTGTGACCATGTGATCAACATCAAGATCAGTGACGACAACACCGACGGGTTCGCTGTCATGCCATCCCAAGGGTGTCGCGACTACGAGTACCGTGGTTGGGACGAGGCGCGCGTGTTCAAACATCTATGTGATAACGACTCATCAGATGATCAAAACGCGGACGGTTCAGGTGCCAATACCAACGTTGCCACTGGAGTCAATACGCATGGAGGGTTCGACGAGCACGACTGGGAGGGTGCACAAGAGTTGACCGACGACGACAAGCGCGAGCTTGCACGTGACATCGACGAGGCCATACGTCAGGGTGCGATGGTTGCTGGCAAGATTGGCGACGGCTCAGAGCGTGATCGGTTCGGTGACTTGCTCGAAGCACAGATCAATTGGCGTGAGGTATTGCGCGAGTTCATCAATACAACGTGCGCGGGTAGTGACTACAGTACATGGTCCCGTCCTAACAGGCGCTACGTATCATCGGGGTATTACATGCCAAGCGGTATCAACGACCAAGTGGGTGAGCTAGTCATAGCCATTGATACGTCAGGGTCTATTGGACAACGTGAGTTGACACTCTTTATGAGTGAGATACACCAAATCTGTCAATCGCTCTCGCCTGAACGCGTACGTGTTTTGTACTGGGACTCTCGGGTTCGTGGTAACGAGACATACGATATGCACGAGCTTGACGATCTACCCAAGGCGACTAAGCCTATCGGCGGTGGTGGTACCAATGTCGAGTGTGTCCCTAACTACATGCGTGATGAGAGCATCAAGCCCCAAGCGTGTGTGGTGTTGACCGATGGGTACGTCTGGGGATCATGGGGTCAGTGGGACTGCCCCGTGTTATGGTGTATCCTCGACAACAAAACAGCAAAGCCTGACACAGGTAAGCACGTAAACATACAATCTGGAGACCTATAATGGAATACGCATTCGCAACTGCAATCATCGACAAGATCGTGAGGGACCACTGCAACGCACTACTCGTGCGGGGTGAGTTGAATCACGACGAGCTAACACCCGAGACCGCCAAGCGTGAGGTCGAGGTAATCAAAAACGCGTACGACAAAGTACGCAACGGATAAGAAGTTAGGGAATTCCCTAACTCATAAAATGAGGAGAGAACAATGAGCTTTAAATGGGTATCAGCACAACAGTGTAGGGATCAAGCGACGGAGTCATGGAAGTTCGATGGGTTTGGTGACGAGGATGACCGTGATATGTTCCGACAGTTCACGCAGGATGTAGGTGACGCATTATGTTCACGTGACTCAGGTATCACGTTTGTGCAACGCACCAGAACGTCTTCATGGGTGTTACGTGACGACTGTCCTTGGGCCATCGGGTGGATTGGGTACAGCGATATCCGAGACAACAAAACAGGTGGTTGGAAGCCGACATACAACGTGCACTCGTGGGCTATCACTAACGACAAGTACGGTAACGGTAACAGTAACCGCAACACCAAGTCGTCCACCAACATCGGCACCGCCATCAAAAACGCTAAGACGTACTTGCGCCGACCTTCGCCGATTATGTTGGCTGGCGTGAAACGTGGTGTGTTGGAGAAAGGTATTCGGGAGGAGTTCGACAAGGTACGCAAGGGTGCAAACGAGACGGCAACTAAGGTGGTGGATATCGTGACAAGTATGTATGGCAACGTTAGGCAGAATAACAAGCGACTATTCAAGGAGCTCAAGCACTTGCTCGACATGGGGCACGAGTTCTTAGACCCACAGTTCGGGTCAGATGTTCGCGCTATGGTACACGCTGATCAGGTCATGGGTGATTCGGCAGTCGAGAACATTCCGTTCTACTGTGTGATGACATACGAGTCGCGTGGTAAGAATGTGTTCGATGTGGTCAAAGGTACGCAGGTCAACCCGTACAGTGCCGAGATCAACGAGCAGTACAGCAGGTTCACCGAGGACATGTTGCCCGAGGAGATCACACGTAAACTTGCTGTACTGCAAATGCTAGACAGCGAAGACTTCGTGGACGGTGTGGGTGTCAGTGTGGGGGGCGGTATCTACTATGTCCTCGCAGAGTAATGAGTTACCACCAGACGATAACATCTACCGCGTTGTGGTATACCCTAATACGAAAAGTGTCTTAGTCTCATGTTTTGGTATGGAAGGTGTTGACGTGGCAGTAGAGGGAGCATACGATTCGGTGGACGAGTTGCCCGAGTGGATACAGCGCAAGCTGTCCGTACTTAATATGCTCAAGGTAAAGCCACCTATGCAAGCCGTGTCAGATGTGGGGCGGCGCATAGATGAGGATACCTTCTGGGTGTACCGGTCTTAGTAGTGTGAGACGTTCAGGGAGCTTCGGCTCCCTTTTTTTGTGCCCGTAAAAAAGAAGTTAGGGAATTCCCTAACTCGTAAAATGGAGAGAGTCATGGCGATGACGCCCGAAGCAAAAGTAAAAAAGAAAGTGGTGACACACCTGAAGACGTTAGGGGCTTATTACTTTTATCCGGTTACCGGGGGATACGGTAAGAGCGGTGTCCCTGACATCATTGGATGTTACAAAGGGTTGTTCTTTGGCATCGAATGTAAAGCAGGAAAAAATACGCCTACCCCATTGCAAGAAAAGAATCTGAATGATATAAAACTAAACCACGGCATAGCGTTAGTCATAAATGAAACCAACATCGACGATGTGCTGAGTGTCTTGGAGGAGAGGACAAATGGAATTTAATAAGTTTCCACCAGAGGCATACGCCGAGAATGGTTGGGTCATTGCAGGCGACGATCGTTACCGACTGCGTCCTGACGGGCTGACGTTTGAAGCGTTTACACCTGATGGGTTCTTTGTGTATGGCCTGACCGATGCCGACGATGAGTCGATCGGGTTGCTGGCGCAAGCGAGTGAACAGGATGCCTACCACCCTGAGCTTGACGCAGACCTCGACCCCACCAGATTGTGACAACTGGTATCAATATAACGCCGGACCTTGCCGGTCGCGTATAGCTTTTTGGAGCGCAAAGTGGAAACCATATTCGTACAGATAGCCGCATACAGAGACCCTGAACTCGAAGCAACGTGTTTTGACCTGATAAGTAAGGCGAAACATCCAGAGCGAGTGAACATAGGTATTGTCTGGCAG